GGCCCGTGAGGGCCCCTAGGGCGCAGTGCAGTACATCCTGGACCTATGGTGCTACGCATTGTTGGTTCAGATTGAAGCTTTGAGCTTCACATCCGTACCACTCCCGGCCGATCGGAGGTTCGAAGAGTTGCTCACTTCTATCAAGAAGAGAGCCATTCCCTACAAGTTTTCAACTCGTGGGCAGCTTCGTCATCAGCGTCGATATACTGACACTGGTGAGGTCTACTCCAATAATTTGTATCTTGGAGATAGTACCGAAGCGTTCAAACATCTGATCGGGATTCAGGTTACTGAATCAGAAACTCATCCCGCCTGGAAACACCCACATCCGTGGGGCGTTTTCAGGGGTGATCTGGGTGGCCCATTTACGATGCGCAAGCGTTATGCTGAATCACTTAGTGGTTCAGCTGGCTTGGGCTCGCCATGGGTCTACGACGGCTACAATCAGCAAGCTTCGACCACATATAGTGGACCGTTCTTGCCGATTGCACCCAACTTTATGGCTTATCCGCCTTATGCGGATTCTCCTGATTCTGAACTGTATAAGTTCGGAACGGAGGCCATATCGAAGGTTAGTCCGTCCAATCCAGTCGCGGATCTTTCAGTTCTTCTCGGCGAAACCGTACGGGAGGGCCTTCCGGCTCTCCTGGGTGCCACCCTTAGAAAGTGGCGAGGTATGAGTGGCCAGGAATTGCGAAATTCCATTGGTCACGAATACCTCAACGTCGAGTTTGGCTGGAAGCCTCTTGTCAATGACCTTAGAAAAGTTTCTAAGGCTATTCGTGATCGTGACGCCCTCTGGGCGCAATACGAACGCGATGCTGGCAAGTTGGTACGCCGCAGGTTTGAGTTCCCGGAGATTGTGACTGAGAAAATTCAACTCGTCCAACAGGACACCGATCCGTGGTATCTACCATCGGGCGGAGTGTTGAGTGATCCCAGTCGCAATAATCGGGGCAAGGTGTATCGTACCGATAAGGTAACGATACGTCGGTGGTTTTCAGGAGCATTTGTGTACTACCTTCCCGTGACCGTTCACGGTCGTGGTCAGGTAGCTTCAAATGTCCTTCAGGCCAAGAAACTTCTTGGTCTGACACTGACGCCAGACACCGTCTGGAACCTTATGCCCTGGAGTTGGGCTCTCGACTGGTTCTCCAATACTGGTGATATCATCAATAATTGGAGTAACTGGGCATTCGATGGCCAGGTGTTGAAGTACGGGTACATAATGGAACATACTGTTTCAGAACGTACCTACACTTATACAGGGCCGACCGGATTACGGTCGTCCGTGCTTCCTTACGACGTCGTCTTAGTTTCAGAAACTAAGCTTCGTCGTCAGGCAACACCATACGGGTTCGGCCTGGACGTAGGGAAACTTTCTCTACGCCAACAGGCGATTATCGCCGCACTTGGCCTTGCCAAGTCGTGATCGATAGATGTACTATCTACGTCACAACGCCAATCGGGAGCTTTACGTAGCTCCTAGGAGTGATTGCCTATGTCGTTCACCGATCCGCAAACCGTCACAATCGCTGCGGTTACGACCCCTCTCCCTCGCGTTAGCTTGGGTGAGAATAAGTCGGAATACCTCAGCGCTGACGGGCTTCTGCGCATGACCGCCTCCCATGACTATGGGAAGCGGACCAGGCGTATGTTGCGAATCGACACTTCGAAGCTGGCACCGGACGTTTTCCGTCCGGCTGAGAATGTGGATGTGTCGATGGCGGTTTACATCGTCTTCGACGTCCCACGGCGCGGCGGCTATACGGCTGCCGAGCAACTCGGAGTTTACACTGGCTTCAAAAACCAGTTCTCCGCCACCTCCGACGCGCTCATTACGAAGCTTCTCGCCGGCGAATCGTAAAGATTCGGCGCTGATTAGCTTTGAGCGTGCCTCCAAGTTCTCGCGGGGATCCTGAACCGCGACGGTTCAGATATTCTCGCGAATCGCCTAGGAGAGATTCCTCTCTTGGGCGTAGGAAGACTGATCAACAGGCACGTACTACCATTACCAAAAAGGTTCTGGTAGTTGTAAACGTGGCTGTCGGCCTCCTGTACCTGGTGGGTGAAGCGATTATTTACGGACAAGATTTTTGTCGGTAGATAATCGAGTGAACGTTAGATCAGAATTTGTATCCTATCAGCGTTTTGGGTTTACCCATATCGCTGTGTCGGTACATTTTCCCTCGGCTTCACAGCTGAGAGACGATGAATGGGAAGCTGTCGATGAATTCGCTCGAGCTTGTCGTAAGCTTGATCGAGTTTGCCTCCGCTTTACAGCGGATGGCGACGGCAGCGTTTCCCAGACCATCGCCGGATCTGACGGCATTGACGCATAGGCTAGGGATCTGTACACCCCCTATATAGGAGGGACAGTGAAAAGCCTGACGTCACTCTGGTCCTGCGTCGCGATTGATTTCGCGACGCGATGTTGCACTAGCGCCACTCACGACATAACAACTGTCGTGAGTCGGACTGAACACGAGGGGTTATCCTTTCTTGCGATAACCCTGGCGGACTTTGGTAAGGCCATCCAAAAATGGCTGGACCAAGGTTTCGTCGTCCCTTCGGACGCGCCCTCTTTCAAGAGGGCGCCTCGTAGTGGTCTCCCTGCATTCATGCAAGGTTTCCTTGGACGTGTGTTCAATCCTGGTAGTGGCGTGCTTCTTGACGAGCCATGCATCGAAGCAATCATTGCTGTACGTCAACTTTCATTGATGTTCAGCAAGATAGCCCTCCCGAAAGCTTCCATTACTGGGAGCTTTATCGACGGAGGCAACTTTCGAGTTGTTTCCGAAGATCGCGAGAGGCTAGCGATGCGTGAATTCGTCAAGTGTGAGCAGGATGTCAAGGCCTCAGACAATCGGCTGGATCCTCTATACCTTGAGGATTTTAAGCGCATGTCTGAGATGCTTTTTGGCGATTTGTTCGCCAAGGTGGATAGGGATATCCACTGGGGTCGGTTGATCCCAAAGCATGGTCCAGGCAGTGTTGCTGATAAACTAAGCAGTAATGCGAAGTGGACTCAGCAGACCTGGCCCGCTAGGCTTCAGCGGTGTTTTCCGTCTGAAGACTACCTGATTCCCAATCATTCTTTTCGGGATGATTTGGATTCAGAGCTTGACGTTCTCGAACCCGGTTCGGAACGCCCCGTAAGGGTCGTTACTGTTCCTAAGACGCTGAAGGCTCCAAGGGTTATCGCCATTGAGCCTGCTGCGATGCAATATGCGCAGCAAGCTATTCTTGGCGGTCTCCTTGATGCGTTAAAAGAGGATGATTTCCTCTCTCGCATCATCGGAATAGATGATCAAGATCCCAACAGGGAACTTGCTCGTCTCGGATCACTCACTGGTGATCTCGCTACGCTCGATCTGAGCGAAGCTTCCGATAGAGTCTCCAATCAGCATGTACTTGCCATGCTCGAAGGATATCCTCAATTGCTTGAGGCCGTCCAATCGTGCAGGTCAAGGAAGGCTGATGTGCCTGGCCACGGAGTTATCCGTTTGGCCAAGTTCGCCTCTATGGGTTCAGCTCTGTGCTTTCCCTTCGAAGCCATGGTCTTCGCGACCGTGATCTTCCTCGGGATTGAACGAGAGCTAGGCACCCCGCTTTGTCGTGAGGACCTTCACAAGTTCTCACGGCGGGTGCGTGTCTTTGGGGATGATTTGATTGTCCCCAGAGATTATGTGCTTGCCGTCGTAGATGAACTGAGTGTCTTCGGACACAAAGTCAATGTCAACAAGTCTTACTGGACCGGAAGGTTCAGGGAGTCTTGTGGGAAGGAGTATTATGATGGCCATGACGTTAGTATCGTCAAGGTTCGTCAGTGTATTCCTTCACGACGGTCTGACGCGAGTGGAGTCATTGCAACCTCCGAACTCAGAAACCTGTTTTATCTAGCAGGAATCTGGTCGGCTGCGCAATGGCTGGATGCGCATCTGTCGAAAGTACTTCGGTATTATCCGACAGTTGCTCCAACATCACCACTGCTAGGCAGGGTCTCGTTCCTTGGATGGGAATTCAAGAAACTTGACCCGAATACGCACGGCCCTCTAATCAAGGGCTACAAAGTGCGTTCCAAGCCCCCTCTTGATCATCTTGAGGGAGCAGGTGCCTTGCTGAAGTGTCTCCTGTCTATGTCCAACCGGAGAGTAACGCCTCCGTTAGGACTAGACGTCATCGTCGAGAGTGACCCTCTGGGTCATCTCGTGCCAAACGTTGATACCGAGCACCTCGAGCGTTCAGGACGCCCCAAGCGCGTCGACATCAAGCTTGGATGGGGGTCACCAGTTTAGACAACTGGTGACCGGGGGCTTCAATGCCCCTGTGGGAGATACCAATGTATCCCCTCCCGGCAACGGACCAGACATCAGTCTGTCTATCACCGGGCGGTAAGGAGATGCACTTGGCAGTGCATCTCCCACC